ATCCGCGAAGTGCAAAAAAGCTTGGACCTGTCGGTTCGGCAGTTGCTTGTTGACCGCATCAAGCATTACGGGCTTGAGGACGAGTTCCGTATCCTGCGCTCGCATATCGAAACCCCCGGCGATGGGATCATTTCGTTTCAGGGGATGCAGGATAGCACGGCTACCGCTATCCGCTCGCTTGAAGGCTACGATATCGCATGGGTCGAGGAAGCGCAGGATCTATCGCAGGATAGCCTCGATACGCTGCGCCCGACGATCCGCAAACCGAACAGCGAGCTTTGGTTTAGCTGGAACCCGCGGCTTGAAAAGGACGCGGTTGATGTATTTTTCCGCGGTGCCGAAGGGGCCAAGGTTGAGCACCCGTACTACAAAGGCACCGCACCGAAGGATTCGACTATTGTACGGGCCAACTGGTCCGACAACCCCTGGTTCGCCGATACTGCGCTCCAGGAGGAAATGGAATACGATAGGCGGCGTGACCCTGAAAAATACAAGCATATTTGGCTCGGTGAGTACCGCAAATACAGCGATTCCCGAGTGTTCTCGAACTGGTGTATCGAGGAATTCGATACGCCGGAGGATGCGCGGTTCTTTTTCGGGGCGGATTGGGGTTTCGGCGACCCGAGCGTTTTGGTTCGCATGTGGGTGCACGGGCGCAACCTGTATATCGATTATGAAGCCTATCGCATCAACTGCCCGCTCGATGAATTGCCGGCGCTGTTCGATAAGGTGCCCGGTTCGCGCAAATGGCCGATTCGTGCCGATAGCAGCCGTCCCGAAACAATCGATTTTATGAAAAAGCGCGGCTTTACCAAAATGTCCTCTTCGGTCAAAGGCAAGGGTTCGGTTGAGGATGGGGTCGAATTTCTGAAGTCGTTCGATATCCATATTCACCCGCGCTGCCGGCACACGGCGGATGAGTTCGCGCTCTATTCGTACAAGGTCAATAACCGGGTAAACCCGCCCGAGGTGTTGCCGGTTATCGAAGATAAACAGAACCATTGTATCGACGCGGCGCGCTATGCGCTGGAGGGCGAACGGCTCGCCCCTAAGCGTATAGTAGTAACGCCGGAGGTTAAGCTCAAAGCTGCTAAACCCGGCGCCTACGCGTTGCGCCGCCCGAATATGTCACGTCGGCGTAACTTTATCGCAGGTCGTGTAGTTCAAAGGAGAGTGGTTTAGTGGGTAGGTCAGTAGTGTTGCGTATACATTTCGGGGTCGACGAAATAACGGACGACGGCACCGTTCCCGTAGTAAAACAAACCAAGACTACTGTCGAAATACCGGTTGAGTGCCTGCGCAACTTTACCGCTTTGGCGGCGCGCAGCGATGAAGCAAACCCGGCTTTTAACGGCAAGACTCTACTTACGGCCGAGGAAGAGATGGAGGCGGTAAGGCGCCTTGTCACCCTGTACGCCGCACGCAAGCCGGTAGCCGATCTGGTGGTTCGCGCCTTTTTGAAGGCGGCGCAGTTCAGCCTTGAGGAGGTGCTTGCCCACCTATCGCATCGCGCCCCGCCGGAAACCGAGGATACGCGGCGCGAGGACCTGCACCGTTTCGTCGACAGTTTGGTTGAACGGCTCGCTTAAACACTTTTTAGGAACCTCACAACAGGACCCTTTGGCGCACATCGTTCCGATACGCAAACCCGCCGGCAAGGCAGCCCCGAAGAAGGCTTCCTGGTTTCGCAGGATAGGTGCGTTCGCCCGGGCGCGGGCAAAGCATGTGCACCGCGCTTCGCCTATCGAGAACACGCGTCGGCTTTCCTATGCGAACGCCGCCCCGCTCCACCCGCCGATGGTAATGCCGCGGGCGAACGAAAAAGGGCTTGCCGGTATCGCGGCGGATGAGGCGGTTGCCGCGACGTGGGAATGGGCCGCAAATGCCGGCCCGTTCGCCGGGGCGTTTTCCGAAGGTGTGATATTTCTCGGCTACGCCTATCTCGCCGAACTGACACAACGCCCCGAGTATCGGCTCATTTCCGAAGTTATCGCCGAGGAAATGACCCGTGAATGGATCGAATTCAAGACTGCGTCCGGGAAAGACGATAAGAACGACAAGATCAAGAGACTCGAAAAGGCAATTCTCGGGTATAAGCTAAAGGATCTGTTCAAAACCGTTGCCGAATACGACGGTTATATGGGTCGTGCCCACCTGTTTGTTGATCTTGGCGACCCGGAAACCGGCGAATCCTACGAAACGGATTCGGATGAGTTGCTGACGTCTATCGGCAACGGGCGCAACAAGAAATCGCAAAGCAAAGTCGGCAAAAACAGCCTTATCGCCTTTCGCCATGTTGAAGCGATGTGGGTTTATCCCACCCGTTACGGGTCGTTCGACCCGTTGGCCGCCGATTGGTACAACCCGACGACTTGGCTTGTCGTCGGTCGTGAAGTGCACTGTACCCGGTTGCTAACCTTTGTCGGGCGCCCGGTGCCGGATATGCTAAAGCCGGCCTATTCGTTCGGCGGGCTTTCTTCTTCGCAGATGGCAAAGCCGTACGTTGACAACTGGTTGCGTACCCGCCAATCGGTTTCCGACCTTATCACGAATTTCTCGGTTCCGGTGCTGATGACGCTGCTCGGCACATCGATCCAGGAAGGCGGCGAGGAGCTGTTCGATAGGCTCGGGTTGTTTAACGATCTGCGCGATAACCAGGGGGTTATGGCGCTCGATAAGGAAACGGAAGATTTCAAGAATGTCTCCGCCCCGCTCGGTACGCTTGATACCCTGCAAGCGCAGACGCAGGAACACTTGTTCTCGGTCAGTCGTATCCCGGCGGTAAAGTTCACCGGCATTCAGCCGCACGGGTTGAATGCGAGTTCCGAGGGTGAAATCCGTTCGTTTTACGATACGATAGCGGCACGGCAGATTCGGGTATTGAGCACCCATCTGCAAACCTGCATCGACTTTATCCAATTAAGCCTGTGGGGCGAAGTCGATGAAGATATCGTATGGGAATGGAAGCCGCTTTGGCAACAGGATGAAGCCGGTGAATCGGCTATCGAGAAGACCAAAGCCGATATCGACGACGCCTATCTGGCCGCCGGGGTTATCAAACCGGTCGAAGTGCGCACCCGGCTTGCGGAGGACCCGAAGAGTATCTACCGCGGTTTGAGCCTCGACCCCGAAGACCTGCCGGAACAGCCTGATATGGGCATGGGTATGCCCGGCGAAGGCGGTGAGGAAGAGGGCGGGCTGCCGCCGCCGAAGGACAAGGGCAACCGCCTTGCGTCGAGCATAGTCGGTAAGGCGGCCGAATTCGGCGGGCCGGATACCGGCGGGTACCCGGCGCACGACGAGACAATTATCGAGTGCGACGGCTGGTTCGCTGATGCTTTTGACGATGCCGAGTTCGAGGCGCAACACCCACGCGCCCCGGATGGCAAGTTCGGCGAAGTCGGAAAAATGGGTTTTGTCGAACCCAAAGACCAAAAGACACATCCAAAGCATGCCGTAAGCAGTGTGCTCAAGGCTTATGGCTATAAGCCATCGGGCCAACAGAACGGTGTGCATTTGTTCGAGCATGAAAACGGGCATAAAGTGCATATCGGTGCCGCTACTACCGGTCAAGGCGGTGAACTCGGCCTTACCGGCTTTCACGCAAACGGGGTAAAGGGCCAGGGTGCCGGCAAGCTCGCCAAGCACCTTGAGCAGTTGCACGGGGCCGCCCCGAACCCGCCGCCCGGTAAGAAAAAGGCTGAAGCCGTAAACGGGCCGGTCAGTCTGCCCCTTGGTGCAAAGGTTGACAGCAATTTTGATCCGGTAATGTCCTCTAAAGATTACGATAAGTTGTCCGATGCGCTATCGAGTGCTTCAGTTGAAAGCCCACCCGGTGAAGTGATTGAGGGAGGCGAATTCGGTATCGGCAAAACTGCCGGCACTATTCTTGAAACTGATTTAACCGGTAAGTGGTCGATTAACGACCCCGATGGTAAGAAAAAGGCTTCCGGGTCTACCTGGGCTTCGCTGTATAACCATATTACGGAAAACAAGGAGATCGAGGAAAAGCTTGCTGCGGCCGAACACAAATTCGGGCTAACAGAGAGCAAACCGTTTGCCGTTCCCGGTCATATCGCAAAGCAAATTAAGCCAGAAACAAAACAGATCGGTAAAGCCAATTTAGGCTATCCGCCGTCAATGCAGCCGGGCACATCAGTCCATCTGAAAACTGGTGAAATATTGATTATGTCATCTTCTACAGGTGACTGGGAGCTTATGAAGGGTGGCGAAGTTATTGCACAAGGTACTGGTAAAGAAGAGCTAAACGCCGAGTTTGAATTACTTCATCCGCGCGATGCTTCGGGCAAGTTTGTCGCAAAGGAGAATCTTTCTATAAAAGATAAAGGCTGGAAATATAATAATTATGAATCTGACGGCCCGTCACACTGGTATGACGCACCCGATGGTAAAATTCTGCTTGTTAATAAAGAGAAAGGTACATGGGAATTATTTCCCGATAAGCATAGTAGCTCTACTGAGAACGGTAATTTAGGAAACGTGCCGGATGCGCAAGGCGTCGCAACACCAAAAGCTATTGAGCATCCTGATTTAGCGATGCAGGATGTACTTAATCAAATACCTGGTCTGGAATTTACCGGTATGAACGGTAATATTATGAATTTTAAGCTTCCCAACGGCGGACAACTTGGGGTATTGAAAACTAACAATTCCGCTTCTTGGTCATTCAAGCCGCAGGGTGGTCAGTATAAAGTAGGGACAGGCGCGCATAGTCTCAAACAAAAGCTAGCTACTGCCGGCACACCCGCCGCGTCCCAACCCGCTGTAGTAACGCAACCGGCTGTCGGCAATATTTTAGACTTCGCCGGGATGAAAAAGATCGGTGGGCAGCTCGGCAGCAACCCCGGCGGGCAGTATGAGGATAACGAGGGGAACAAGTTTTATATCAAGCAACCGGCCGATAACGACCATACGAAAAACGAGTTGCTTGCCGCGGCACTGTTCGGTGCGGCCGGCGGCAACACGCTCAAGTATCATCAGGTCGTTGATGGTAGCAAGCTGTATGTTGGTACCGATTGGCAGAATTTGAAAGCGAGCAATGTTAGTCAACTGACTTCGGCGCAGAGAGCAGAAGCCCGCAAGGACTTTGCGCTCAACGCCTGGCTTGCCAACTGGGATGTCGCCGGAACCGGCGGCGACAATATCGGTGTTACCGACGACGGAAAGGTTGTACCGCTCGACTTTGGCGGGTCGCTTTTGTACCGCGCCAAAGGCGCCCCGAAAGGCGGTGCTTTCGGTTCTTCGGTTAACGAATGGAATAGTCTGCGCGATCCGAGCGTGAACAAGGATACCGCAGCGTTGTACGCCGATATGACCGAATCGGAGTTAAAGGAATCTGCCGCGCGGGTTGCCGGTATCAGCGACGACAAAATCCGCGAGATGGTGCAGCAATACGGGCCGGGCGATGTGCAGGCCCGGCAGGCGCTGGCTAATAAGTTGATCGCCCGCAAACAGGATGTTTCGAAGCAGGCCAGTACCAGCGGCGAGCCAAAACCGAAGAGCCCGGATGAGTTGCGTCGGCATATTGCTACCTGGAATCCGGATGGTAAGCCTGCAAGCTCAATTACAAATTACAAAGGCAACGACTATAAAGAGATGAATGCGCTTATGCGTTATTCGTTGCTGGAAGACCAAGACGACTCGATGGCGGCAGATGATATCCGCAAGATTAGAAACTGGCTCAATAAAGCATCGTCAAAGGAACCGTTGACTCTTTATCGGGGCTATAAATCGAATATATTAAAAGAGTATAGCAACTTCGCTAGGCCTGGTCGGGTTTTGCATGATTATGGCTTTATGTCAATGTCTACCAGTAAGTCATTTTCCGATAATTGGCACGGCGGCACCGGGTTTACCATAAAGATCGATGTTCCGGTAGGATCAAAAATTGGAACTATACGGGATAAAAATCAGGATGACGGTGAGTACGAGGTGCTTGCGCAACACGGGTATGTTGTGCGTATAACTAAATGGGACTCTCAAAATAAGATTTATGAGGGTACCTTGGAAAAGATCGTAGAGAAAGAGTCGTTCTGATGACAGAGTTCAATTTCGGCACCGGACCGGGGCAGCAAACATTTCAGGATGATGACGGGCAATGGGTGCGTATCGGCGCTGTACCGGAAGAGGTAAAGGCCGAATTGAAGCGCATCGGCAAGCCGCTTCTTGAAATGCCGGAATTACGCGACGACGGGATCATTTATTATCCCGATGGCAGCACAAAAGTCTTTGTCGATACTCCTTCTGACGAGAAAGGTTAATTAAATGGATACGCCGTGGGGTTCACGCACAGACCGCGCCGCTCGCCGCCGTATGGATTCCGGGGTATCGCAGGGTATCGCGAACGCCTTGAGTCGGATCGATGATAGTGCCGCCCGCGAGCGGTTTATCCGTGAGCTTGCCCGCGAATTCCCGTTGACTATCTTTTCGGCTACACCCTCCGGCGCTGTACGCGTCGATCCAATTTAAGGAACCGTGATGTACCGAGCCCTTGTTGCCTGTTGCGCGGCGGCGGCCCTGTTTGTGCCGGCGGCTTTTGCGCAAACGCAGTCCACACCGCGGGCTTGCGCCGTAACTATCGTTTCGGTCGGCGGTACGCAGGTGTCGATGATTACCGGCCCGTATAACGGGTGTCACGTCTACAACGGGCTTACTGCTACGGACCAGGGTGGGATCGGTGCGGCCGAACCGGCTTATGTAAACCCGATCGGCGCCGCTACGTTGACCGGCAATACCACAACTGAGGCTATCGCCCCGGGCGGTGTCTGGAATTGCCCGGTACCGAGTTCCGGTACCAACCCGGTTTCGCTCAACGCTACGACCACCAACCACAAGGTTACCTGCACCCGCTGGTAGGAGTAAACGGTTGTGCTTGGCTTGATCCTTATTGTCTTCCTTGTGTTGATCCTGTTTGGCGGCGGTATCGGGTACGGGCCGCGCGCCCCGGGCCATTACTGGGGTTATGGGTATTACGGCGGCGGCGGGATCGGTTTGGTCTTGCTTGTCGTGATCGTACTTCTGGTAATCGGTATCCTGTAATGATGACCCTTACCGGCTATTCGCTTGCGGTTTGGTTCTGCATCGGCTTTTTTGCCGGTCTAGGCTGGGCTATCGCGAATGTCCTTGTTTCGCGGCTCGCCGCGCGGTTCTAAGGTTATGGCCCTGGCAAAGACCTTTACCGAAGCGGATGACGATTTGATGCGGATTGCCTATGGCCGCTTGGCGATCCGGCAATTGATGAAGCACTTTCGCTGCACCTATAAAACGATTGATGCACGAGCGGTTGAGCTTGGCTTGCCGCCGCGCATACACTACCTGCGCCGCGGGTTACCGGTTGCGGTTCCTGTCGAGCCGAAACTGGTTCCGGCTGCCCCGCTGCGCCCGCTTGTCCGCGAAAAGGTGCTGCCGTTTTCGATCCGCGAACCAAGTATCATCAAACTTCCGACCCTTGCGCAGTTGATGGCAGGCCGTTAGTGGTTGTTGCTTATCGGCTCGGGGCGATGCATACCCGGTTCCGCGCGCTGTTGCCGCCGATGTTTGGTGCTTTGCTGAAACGCTACCCGCAAGCCCCGTTAAAGGAAGTCGGCACATTCGCCCCGAAGGGTTCAGACCGTTCGATGGGGCATGCGTTGATATCTGATGGTACAATCAAGTTTAACCTGTACTGGTTTGCGCAGGACCCGGCGGTGCTGGCCGCTGCGGCGCGCACCCGCCCCGATATGCCGCTCGGCAACGACACAAGCCTCGCCTTTCACGGTGCGATGGTCGACGAACCGTTGCATGTCGTAACGCATGAATTCGGGCATTGCTTGGCCGTTGCCCATAAAGGCGCTGAGGCGCTTTCCCGCCAATGGTGGCGGGAAGCGTGTTTGAACCCCGGGCTCGCTCCGGCGGCCTATGCGCTGGTAAACCCGATTGAGTACTGGGCTGAGCTGTTTGCCGCTTTTGAATTGCAGGCTCATATCGGGCCGCACATTGATGAGATGAGGGTGTTCCTCGGTAAATGAACCACGGGCTACCACAGGGCCGTACAACGCCGATAAGCTTGCCCGCACCCGAACCCGCGCGCGTGCACAAGCTTATCGTGGCGGTGCCCATGTCCGACGTGGAACGGTTTCTAGCGCGGGGGTACCGGGCGGTGCGTTCGGATGGGCACCATGTTACGATCTTTCGCCTGTTCGATAGCGAACTGAGCGCGATGCGGGTAGCCCGCGCGCTGCCGTTCCCGTGTTCGGTTGAGGAAGCTTGAGTGCGCCCTATGACCTGCTACCGCTTTGCGCTACGTGCGCGCGGTATCGCGGGGTAGCGGCAACCGGCTTTACGTGCGTGGCATACCCCGAGGGTATTCCTGTCGAAATAATGGCAACTGCGGTCGACCATAGGCAACCCTATAAAGGCGACCGCGGGCTTATCTACAAGGAGGCAGACTTGCCGCCAGTGAGTGAAGCGCAACGCAGGGCGATGTTTGCGGCCAAGGCCGGGCATTCCACCCTGGGCATCCCCGAATCGGTAGGCAAGGAGTTTGCCGCTGCCGATCCAGGCGGCAAGTTGCCCGAGAAGTCGAAGGATCGTAAGATCAGCCGCGATATGAACCCGATCGACTGGAAATCCTTGTTTACCGGTTTCGGCTCGTTGATGAAGTTTTTTCGCGAGGAGCAGGCCGAACCGGAGCACGCGCAGGACGACAATCTGTTGTCACCGGAATCAGTCGATTACTCCCCGGGTATCGGCGAAAAGGTGTGCGGCAATTGCGTGCACTATATTGTCGAAAAGGATGGCGCGCCGACCAGCTTGTGCGAAATTGTGGCCGGCGATATCGACCCGGAATACTGGTGCAAGCGCTTTTTGGCTTCGCAGACCCGCCCGGCGCAAGATGACGAGCCGAAAGGCCGCGCCGCCTCGGTTGCCTTTGTGACGCCCGATGGCCGCGCCTTGCTTGTCCGTCGTTCCGCCGATGAGGAAAACTATCCAAGCCACTGGGGTTTCCCCGGCGGGCAGTGCGAGGAGGGCGAAGCCGAGGACGATGCGGCGCGCCGCGAAGCATACGAGGAGGTTGGCGACTGTTCATTCGATGGGATGAGGCCGGCCGGCAAACAGCGCACCGAACACGGCTGGGACCACACCACCTTTACGGTGCCGGTACAGCAAAGTTTTGTGCCGCGGTTGAACGGTGAGCATGACGACTGGTGTTGGGCGCACCCTGATGAGTGCCCCGAACCGATGCATCCGAAGGTGGCCGAATTCCTGAACGGTTTCGGCGGTAAAGTCGAGGACAGTGAAAAGCTTTCCGAGACGACCCGCGAAGATATCGGCACGCCCGGCTCAAGCAAGCGTGAGGATATGCCGGAAGGCGTGTTTTTAGGCCCTGACCGCACGTACCCGGTAAAGGAACAGCGCGACGGCAAATGGGCGTACACCCGCAAGCTGCTCGAAGCCGCGGCGTCCGAGGCGCGCATGCACGGCAAGGCCGATATCGCACAGCGTGCCGATGCGATCCGCGCGCGTGAATTCGGCGGCACGGCTAAAACGACTGAGGATGAAAACCTTGCCCAGGGTTTCAACCGGTCGCGTGAAGGCGGTGACCTTGAAGACCCGGCGCGTCGCGCCCGCGTCATGAACATGAGCCGTACAGTTACCAAAGAACTCGAGAATATTAAGAAAGGCGGCGCCGGTCGCACCTGGTCAACCGGTTCGGCGCAGGATGGCAAGTATCTAGCGCTTGATCGTTCTTCGGCGCGCACGTACGACACAAACGGCTATATGCATGTCGGGGCAAACCCGATCAGCAAGGCGACGGTTAACGACTATTACGGTCGTGAAATCAATGCCGCGATGCAGGGTACCGATGGCTGGGTGCCGCTCGATGAGAACAAAAAATACGGGTTGCTGCGGCACCCGGATGAGCTAGCGGCAGCGGCACCGACGTTCAACAAGCTGCCGATTCTGAAACGGCACGTCGCGATATCGGCAAAGGATTTCGACCCGAAACTTATCATCGGCAGTACCGGTGATGCTGCGAAATTCGATGGCAAGTATCTCGGCAACACCCTTGCCTTCTGGGACAAGGGTGCGATTGACGATATCGAAAATGACGACCGTAAAGAACTCAGCTCGGCCTACTCGTATCTTGCCGATATGACGCCGGGTGAATACGAAGGGATGCCTTACGATGGCATCATGCGTAACATCAAGGGCAACCATCTAGCCCTGGTGAAGGCCGGCCGTGCCGGTCCTGACGTGATGGTGAACGACGCGGACCCCGACCTAGAGGAGAGTACCTATATGTCAAAGATCAGCAAGAAAGCCCTCCTGCGGGCTCGCGTTATCAAGCGGCTAGCAGTGGATTCGACCCCGGAGGAACTCGCCGAGCTTATCGAGGCCACCCGGGAAGATGACGACGGTGATGACCTTGATCCGAACGGCGGTGTTCCGACCGGGGCCGAGTTCGGCGATAGCCGCCGCAAGCGGTTGATGGATGCCCTCGCCGATTGCGAAGGTATGGATTCCCGGCACGCCAAGCGCATTATGGATGCGTATGATGCGCGCGATGAGGAATCCAAGGCCGAGCATGAAGAAAACGAGGCTGAGGAACTCGAGCGTGTTGCCGGCGAGGAACGGCGCGAAGCCGAAGAAGCCCGCGACCGCCTGCGTCGTGCTGCCGACGCCCGCCGCCGCCTTGGCCGCGACGAGACCGCCGAGGAGGAAGACCGCCGCGAGCGTAGCGAGGATGCGGCGCGCCGCCTTGGCCGCGATGAAAGCGAGGAGGAACGCGAGGAGCGCGAAAGGGCGGAAGCCGAGGAGCGTGATCGCCGAGCTGAAGATGCCCGCAAGCGGCTTGGCCGCGATGAAGCGCCCGAGGAACTAAAGGAGCGGCTTGAAAGTTGCCGTGCCGAGGACCGCAAGCGTTATGCCGCCGATGCCCGCAAGCGGGCCGATGATACCCACCGGCAGGCGCTTGATACCCGCAAACCCGCCCGCGATCGCCGCAGGGCAAAGGATGAGCCGCCGGCCTTCCCCGGTAAGCCCGAAGTTGGAGGAAAGATGAGTAAGGAAGCGATGGACAAGGCGGCGCGGCTTGCCGCTGACGAGGCGGTTGAAAAGGAGCGCACGAACCAGCGTGAGATCCGCAAGGCCGAGCAGTTTGTGCGCCCGTGGGTAGGTGAGCTTGCGATGGACTCTGAGCCCGATTCGGCGAACGATGTCCTGCGTGCGGCGCTCGATTATTGTGGTGTCAGCACGAAGGGTATGCACCCCGATGCGTATCGCGCGGTGCTCGAGGCGCAACCCCGTTTGCGGGTGCGCGAGGAAAAGGAAATGCGGGTTGCGGCCGATGCGAAGGGCGGCGCCGGGTTCGGTGAGCGTTATCCGGACCTGCCGGCTATCGGGCACGTCTAAACCGGGTAAAGGCGGAAGGGCAGCGAACCGCCCTTCCGCCGACCTATTCTAGCACGGCGCGGGGGTGTGCGAGGTAAGGACGATGCATGAACCATCGTCCTTCCATTCTACTTCCTGCTCTCCGAATTCCCCGTAGTAGATGTTGTCAATTATCTGAATCCGGTGCATGTTCTTTACCGCACCTTCGATTTCTTCGCGGGTGAACACAGCACGCTCGGTAATTGTTCTCATCGGTTTTTGTCCTTCTTAGGTGTGTTATGTCGGAAGATAAATCCGAAGCCGAAAAGCAAGGTGAAAAGGTGTCGGGTGATGTAAAAACCGTCATCGAACACTTGAAGGGTAATAAAACGACCCGCACTGAAGCTGTCGATATTAAAAAGGCGGCGGAACGTTCGATTACCGAACATGATGCTGTTCGCGGTTTCAACCGGCTTTAGAGGGTATCGGCAAAAGCCTCCAGCAGCGCACCAAGTTCTTCGTTTATTAACATCGTGTTGTTTGTCGTCTTATCGACAAACAACCACATCGGGTGGGTATAGGAAAGATAGACCTTTCCGGTATTCAACGCGACCCGCAAGGCCTCTTCGTTTTCGCCGCCATCAAGCAGGTCTTGAATCGCGTGCGCAGCAAATTCATCGTCATCTTTGCTCATTTCGTTTGTTCCTTTTAGCCGCAGGTTAAGACCATATAGATTTTACCGGGCCGATAAGTTCGCTCAGTTAAGAACAGATCGTCCGGCACGCAGGTTTCGGTTTCGTTTTGCCAACAGGCTACCCAGCGCCGCGCCCCACCAAGGGCTTTGTACTGGGTAGCAGCTATGACAACGAACTCGTCAAGGTTAGCACCCGGATCGGTATCGTTGCAGGCGCTATCGGCATAGCGAGGGGTGATGCGCACAGCGGTATCACCCTCCTGATTGAACAAAAAGAACGGCATCAGTTTTGCCCCTTTTCCCGTTCGCATTCCTCGCAACCGCACGCTACCGCAGCCCGAACGCGCTTTAGCGCTTCGGTCAACGTGCCGACCCCGAAACAATGCGTAGCCGCCAACGGGTCGTGCGAATCGCGCCAGCCAACATTGAGTTCGACGAAGTAATCCTCGAACCCCTCACGTCGGCCTTGCAGAGAATATACGCGCGGGTCGGTTTTTATCTGGTTGGCAAGTTTCGTCCCGGTTCGGGTTGCCGCCGGTCGACGCCGTTGCGGTCGGTTAAAACTGAATCTCACGCAAAGCACTCCTTCTTAGGAAGGGGCAGCCTAGCACAAGTGAGCTGCTAGGTCAAATCGGAAAAGGCAGCCTTGTTGCGCAAGGCTAGCGATTTCACCGCCTGCGCCCGGGCTTGTTCCTCGGTATCGCAGGTGTCGCCATCGATAACACGCCCGGCGCGGGTGAGTGCCCATACCCAACTTTCGTCGGCGTTTTGTCTGATGACAAGGTGAATAACGGATTGCGGGCGTACTGATCTAGTCATCAGCTATTCCTTCTTAGGTTGAGCCTACTGTAACGCATTCGACCTTTCGATGCAAGTCGAAAGTTGACCCTTCCGTCCGGGTAGTACGAGGGCGGAAACCCAACCCTGGTTTTTTCATAAAAGGAGACGCGACTATGCCGCGTGGAGTCCAGGCTACTGTCAATACTGTGCCCGCGCCGGCAGTTGCGGGTGATTTTGCGAGTGCGAACCCCCGGTTTACCGCCCTTGCCGGCCCCGGCGGGTATGTTTCCGGTGCCGCGGGTGCGACCATCGGTGCCTTTTGCTGGCAGGATTGGTCGTTCCTTGACCCGGATGGGAACCCGACGAATATCAACTCGTTCGGCAACGGCCCGGTTACCGGCTTTATTGCTCGGTACCAGCAAGGGCTCATCACGCAGTTCCTTAGCGATGCGTCGATGATTATCCCGCAAGGCTTTGATGTTACCGTCATGTCGGGCGGTGATTTCTGGGTTGTGAACAACGGCACTACCTTTGCCGTGCAGGGCCAGAAGGCGTATGCCGATCTTGCGACCGGTCTCGTCAGCTTTGCCGCAACCGGTTCGCCGGCCCAGGCGACGAGCACCGCGGCGTCGATTGCCGCCGGCACCTTCTCGGTTACCGGTTCGGTCAACGGCAATGTGCTGACCGTTACCGCGGTCGGTTCCGGTGTTGTCGTTATCGGCGGCATCATCAGCGGCACCGGTATTGCTACCGGAACGCAGATCCGCAACCAGTTGTCCGGCACCGCGGGCGGTATTGGCACCTATTCGTTGAGCATCGGCGAACAGACCGCGGCTTCGACGACCGTTAGCGGCACTTACGGCACGTTGACCGTTGGCGGCACGATCGTCGGAACGATCCCGGTTGGCGCGGCAGTTGGTGGTTCCGGTGTCACGGCCGGGACGGTGATCACTGCCCGCGGCACCGGCACTGGAGGTGCCGGCACCTATATCGTCAACACCACGCAGACCGTTGGTTCGGAGGCGTTGACCTTCAATACCAACGTTGAAACGAAGTGGATTGCGATGAGCCAAGCCGCCGCCGGCGAGCTTATCAAGATCAGCGATCACCCGCTCGGTTAACGTCTACCAGAAGTAAGTCGGGGGTTGATCCCCTACAACCAGGCGTCGACCCCCGACGCCTCAGCACAGGAGCGCACAGCAGTGGAACACACCTTTAATAGCTTCTCGGAGGCGCAGGCTGCCTGGCGGGCTGATCGTGCGCGGTTCGAGAGCCTTGGGGCATTTATTCCCGAGGCGCGTTCGTACATCCCGGAGTCGTGGAAGCACGATTTCCACCTTGCGATGGACGCCATTCCGGCACTGACGACTGATCCGAACGGCGGCATCCCCGCGATGCTGACGACCTTTATCGACCCGCAAGTGTTTCGGGTGTTGTACGCCCCGAATGTTGCCGCCGATATCCTCGGGGAAAGCCGCCGCGGCGATTGGACGATGGATACGACGATGTTCCCCGTCGTTGAGGCCACCGGCGAAGTTGCCTCGTACGGCGATTACGAGGAAAGCGGGCGCGCCGGGGTGAACGCGAACTGGCCGCAGCGGCAAAACTATCTGTTCCAGGTGATTGAACAGTACGGCGAGCGCGAGATCGCGCGGGCTGGGCTGGCCCGTATCAACTGGGTTTCGGAGATCGATGTTTCCGCGGCCATTTCACTCAACAAGTTCCTGAACTACACCTATTTTTTCGGTGTGCGGAACCTCCAGAACTACGGGTTGCTTAACGACCCGAATCTGGGTGTTTCCTTGACCCCCGCAACCAAAGCGGCCGGCGGTACCGCCTGGGTCAATGCTTCAGGGCAGGTTGTTGCTACCGCGAACGAGATCTACAACGATGTTCTGTCGGTGTACTATCAGCTCGTTACGCAATCCGCCGGCCTGGTGAAACAGGATACCCCGCTGGTTCTGGCCCTTTCGCCGGGATCCGGTGTTGCCCTGATGACCACGAACTCGTTCAACGTCAACGTGTTCGACCTCCTCAAAAAGAACTTCAAAAACCTGAAGGTCGTTGAGGCGGTGCAGTACGGCGTGCTTTCGGCCTCGAACCCGCAAGGTATCGCGGGCGGCAACTTCATGCAGCTTATCGCTACTGAGGTTGAGGGCCAGAAGACCGGCTTTATGGCGTTTAGCGAGAAGATGCGCACGCACCCGATCATTCGCGCGATGTCGAGCTTCCGCCGCAAGGCTACCTCGGGTACCTGGGGATGTGTCTTGAGGCAGACTTTCACCATCGCAAGTATGATAGGTATCTAGTTAAGGGTACCTTTACTATTCGGGTGAAGTTCCTTAGTGGCTTATCTAATAGGGTAAGTCACTATGGGAACTTTACCAGAAGATGTAAAAAAAGTCTGTCTTTTACGCGTTACACGACGCAGTATGCGTGCTCATATTTAAGTCGTGGAAACATATCGTTTGACAACTCCTGCCCACCCAAAGGAGATTATAATGGCCGTACGTGCACGCGAACGCCTTGAGGATAGCAACCGGCGCCCGCTTCCGACTTCAAAACCGATGCGCTCGCAAGAAACCGTTACCGTTGCCTGCAAACACCCTTCGGGGCTAAAGCTGCGCGTGTTTCGGATGGTGACGCGTCGGGTTGCCGGCCCGGCCGGGTTTCACGAAGAAGATATCGCGGAACCGCTGCCCGATAGTTTTGATGTAAAAGGCCCGGCCCTGCCCGCGGGTGTCGAAGGCGGCCATATCGTCGGCGGTTATGCGTTGACCGAAAACTGCCCGAAATGGTTATGGGACCTGTACGCGGAACAGAATGCGGAATCGCATTTGATCCAGAACAATATCTTGATGGCGTTTAGCGACCGCAACGAAGCGGCGCAGGAAGCCAAAAAGCTGCGTTCGGTCAGGTCCGGTATGGAGCCGGTTGATCCGAACAACCCGCCAAAGATCGGCACTCGGCTGAAGATTGAAACCGGCCCGAAACCCGGGGAAGAGGAATAAAGCGGTTCGTGGCCGTTTCGGCGGCGCGGGGCTAGCGTGAAGGGGTGCGGGGCTGCTACGGCACCCGAAACCCTTTCGCCCCTTGTACGGCTTCGTGGTAGGGAGGAACCGATAAGTGGGCGTTATCGTCAATTTCAACTATACAAATTGGATCAAACTATTTCCGATGTTCGCGCAGAATGTCAGCCCCGAACAGGCGGTCGATGTGATCCTGCCGTTGGCCGAGCAATACTGCCGCAACGATGGTGGCGGCCCGGTAAACAGCGAGCAATCGCAGACCAACTTGCTGAATTTGATGGTTGCACACATAGCCCAGCTTTTGTTCGGGGTGAACGGTTCTCCGCCGACCGGCCTCGTCGGGCGTATCAGCAACGCTTCGCAGGGCAGCGTGTCGGTTGCTACCGAATTCCCGAGTAACAACCCGAGTGCCGCCTGGTACAACCAGACCCAGTTCGGGGCGGCCTTCTATCAGGCGATGGCGCCGTATCGAACGATGCGCTACCTGCCCGGAAACCAGCGTTCGCGGCGGGCGACTACACCTGGCCCGTTCGGGCTGTTTCGCCGGCAAACCTGGTAGGAGGGGTTTGTAATGTTGGCACCGGCTAAGGCAGACCACGGTGCGCTGCCGTTCTACGTTCTGTCATCAAATGTTCCTGGTGACCATCCGCCCGATCAATGGGCCGATATCACGACCCAGCAAATCATTTCGGTATCGGATAACGCCAGCGACGAGCGCAAGCGCAAAACCGGGTTGTTCAAAGCGGAAGTGCGCGAGATCCTGATCGCAGCGTTTAAAGGCCAGCAATTTGTCGAGCAGCAAAAGCTCGCCGAAAAAGGTTGTGATCGTTACACCGACGATTATGGGATAGACCAGCGGGTCATCAACACGTCGGAACGGATCATTACCGCCGCCCGCGAATATCTGGTGTTCGGCTCGACAAATCTTGGTGACCTGTATTACGCGCCAAACCGTACGGCGCTGTGCAATGTGATCGGCACCAATCTTGCCACTTCGGTTATGATTACCCGCAAGTGGCATGCTCATGAACGCGACAGCGATCCGCGTGCGATCCGGTTCCTGACGCAAAACCGCTAAAGAGAAGGTAGGCCCCGCTATGGCAGGTTTCACTACTGCATTCCCGACGAGTCTCAAGGCGGAGCTTGCGCAGGCCCTTCATAACTTCAACAGTCAGGTAACGCCAACTGGCAATACGACCAGTGGTAACTCACATATCACGTCGCTAAGTTCCGAGGCTGGTATCGGTCTCGGTTCGTCTATATCCGGTGCCGGTATTCCCGTCGGCTCGTTTGTCGCCGATATCGATGCTGCGACAAGTTTGTTTATCGGCGGTGCCGGTAACGCGACCGCGACCGCTTCGGGTGTGACATTGACGATTGCCGGCCATGTTTTTAAGGCTGCCCTCGGGATCGCTTCACCGGCTGGTACTTACGGCGCGGCAACGACCAACTACTCAAACCTGACCGGCAACTCGGATGAGGTGAGCGGCACCGGGTACACGGCGGGCGGGTTTGCCTGGACGGCAGCGCAGAATATCACGCCAGCCACTTCAGGTACCGGTGCGTTCTTTCAATGGTCGGTAAATCCGAACTGGACTGCCGCGACATTCAGCACGTCGGGGTGCATCATCTACAACACCAGTTCGACCAATCGTGCGGTGTATGTCGGTTCGTTTGGCGGCACGCAAACCGTCACTGCCGGTACATTGACCTTGGTGCAGCCGACAAACGGTGTAGGAACGAGCTTGCTGCAAATCAACTAGGTGGCGTTAAAAAGTCCCGTAGATGCCGCCATCGCAAGTCGCCAATGCCGTTGCCAGCCGAACCAGCGGTGCCCTTAGCGGGGCCACTGTTGCGGCAACGTTGACCAATGTCGTCGGCTCCGGCAATGCCGTTTACGGTGGGTGTTCGTGGGACGCAAGCGTGGTCTCGGCAATCACGTCAGTTGTCGATGACAAAGCCAACAGCTACACAGTCCTAGACAACACGCTGGATTCGACAAACGGCCAGCGTGCGGCGCAATTTTACTGCAAAAATATAACCAACGGCCCGAAGACTGTAACCGTAACCTTTGCGGGAGGCAGTCCTGGGGCGCGAACGATTGTCTTAGCCGAGTTCTCCGGAGTCGACACCGCAGACCAAAGCAACGACGGGCACGGTGGTCAAAACCAGCAAAATGTCGGAACCACGGCAAACGCGGTCACGTCAGGCGCGATCACAACGACACTCGACGGCGATCTTATTGTCGGGATTTCCGCTAATACCAGCGGGTTGCCGGGACCGCCCAATGTCGGGACCGGGTTTACCTTGGGAGATGCGGACAACACTTCGCCTGGAAGCTGCGCCGATATCCGGCTGGAATGGCTGGTTCAGGCGACGCACGGCAGTCAAGCCGCGACGTTTACCAACACATCGGGCACGCAAGATTTTACTTCTCTCGTCGCCGCGCTCAAGGCTGCTAGTTCCGGCACCAACGTCAACTTGGTCGCGGCTACCGGAAGCGGTGCCGCACATAGCCCTGTACCATCGATTGCAACTGCGCTTGGAGCGGGAACTTCGTCAGGGGCACAAGCGGCTTTAGCCTTGGGTCTGAGTAAAACTCTCGCCAGCGGCACCGCCTTGGGCGCAGTTGTCGCGATGTCGCCGAGCCTGACAAAAGTGTTTGCTATCGCGGCGGCTGTCGCAAGTGCACAGAGCGCCGTTCCAAACGTCAGTAGCAGCTTGGTCGCGGGCAGCGGCAGCGGTACAGCCGGATCGTTTTCGACCGCGCTACAAGCGTTCCTTTCCGCTGTATCGGGTAGCGGTGTTGCGGCGGCGGGTGTTCCGGCCAACAGCACAATACTGGCCGCTATCGCGGCGACTGCGGCGAGCGAGGGATTGTTACCGCAACTCGGCTTTACCTTGTCGAGTGCGAGTGCGACCGGAAGTGACGCGGCATTTAGCCCGGCGATCAGTAAATCGCTAAGCGCGTCTTCTGCCTCGGGAGCGGCAGTCGCCCTTCAGGCATCGTTTGCGGTTGTCTTCAATTTGATCGCAGTAAGTGCGACCACTGGTGATGCTGCACTAACACCTTCGATTGCGATAACACTCGCCGATATCGTTGCGGCGGGCGCAGCGGGAACGATAAGCGCCAATCTCGGCGGGTTTGTCAATTTGGTCGCGGCGGCGGCGTTAACTCAGCCTGCGGCACTACGGCCTGCGATTACGGCAATGCTGACAGCGGCGACCGGCAGCGGGCACGCCACAGCCGTTTCCCCGGCCCTAGGGTTGCTTGTAGCGGTTGCCGCGGCTTCGGGTGCGGCACGCGGCTTCACCCCTTCTGCGGCCTTTGACATCGGTTCTGTGGCCGCGAGCGGGCGCGCCGCCCCTATCGGCCCTACGGTAACGATAAACCTCGGGGCACTCGCGGCACAAAGCAGCGTTGCGTCCGTACTTATCGAGCTGTTTTTTGGACTAACCGGTGTCGGCGGTCTTGCCGGTGTTGAAGCAATCACCCCGCAAGGCTCTGTTGTCAATGTACCGCTGTCTGCGGTTCAAGCTATCGCAGCGGCGGCCGGGTTTACCGTTGTTATCACCTTTACCGGACGGGTTATCTTGATTGACGATTCGCTAAACGCTAGCGGTGCTATCGGCGATACTCTAGCGGTAAACAGTGATGCAACAAATGATTTGCTTGGTGCGTCCTTTGGCAACGATGATGAGATCGTGCCCTAGATGGCAGCAATTGTTACCGATACGAACGGACCTATCCCGGCCGGTTCCACCGCGCTGTACAAAGTCACTTTTGTACAATCGGATGGCACCCCCATAACATTAGGGATGTTGACAACGGTTACGCTGACGATCTGCGACACGTTAACCGGTGAAATTATCAACGACTGTGACAATGTTGACATCTTTAACACCGGTCGCGGGTCGGTTTCAAGCGATGGAGTGCTATCGGTACAGCTCCTAGCCGGCGATACGGCTGTCGCTGTCCCCGGATACGGTGCCTACATCGTCAACCGCACCCTGGTCATAAACTGGACTTACAACAGCGGTACCTTGGCGAGCGCACATAAGTTCAACTTCCAGATAGCGCCGATGGACCCGCCGTGATGCTACACCTTTTCAGGTGAACCGCCTTGTAGCGTTCCACCCGCTTTACCGGCGTTTGGCAGGTTTGCCGCGGCGGCCCTCCCACAGGTGTATAGGAGATAGAGTGATGGATATCGACGTGATGCAAAAGCAGCTTGCCGCCTTGATGGTGCACAAGCCGATGCTTGACGCGATGGCCAATGCTGCCGGTAGTGATGCCGATACCGCGGTGCACACCGAGGCGGATGATGTGGCCTCGATGGATGATGACGGGCTGCGCGATCACGTTGCCAAGCTGACCGAACATGTGGAACAGCTTGAAGCTACGGTCGACGCCCTGGTGAAGCGCGCCGAGGACCATATCAGCGCCCTGCCCGAGGAACATGTCGAAACTTTGAGCCGAATGCATGCGTGCATCGATAAGGTCGAAGCCTTGCTGGCCAAATTCCCGTTCCTGCACAATGAGGCTGAGGGCGATACAGGGCAACATACGGACGACCCGCAATCGGAACCGCAGCCCGACCAGACGCATTCCAAGGAAACGCACACGCATACCGAGGAAACGCGCACCGAGGACACACATACGCATACTGATGAAACACACACCGACGACGGGCAAGCGGTTGAAACCGGTGAGCCGCGGCCCGAAGAGGTACCGCTTGAGGAGCAGCACAGCTCGTAAAACGTCGCAACTTCTAGACCTTCAAAGAGGGCGTTACCTATGGCCACGCATTACAATTTGCTCGACACGCAGAAGGGCGACTTTACGCTTAATGCTGTCACCCTTGCTGCGATCACCGGGCCGCAAAACCGGTTCCTGTCGCTTACCGATGCGAAATCGGACGCGGGTGTGCCGCTTACTGCCGCGGCCGGTACTCCGGCCGGTGCTGTCGGCGTGTCGCGCACCGCCGGTACATCGCTTGTTCTGGTCGGTGAAGCGACTTCGGCGAGCGCCAAAACCAACAAGGCGTTGTGGGAGTTGAACCTTCCGTCGACTTATGTCGCGGGCGCAAACATTTCGGTTTTGGTCAACGCAATCGTTACCGGTTCCGGTACGTTGACTGCCGCTTCAACGACGATTACGGTAGCGGCCTACACCGAGATAAACGGGGTTGAGGCGGCGCTTACCGTTTCCGCCGCGCAGCAATTCGACAAGACCGGCGAAGCGCTGACCTTTACGGTTACCGGTACCGGGCTTGTACCGGGCCAGCACATTGCGGTTGAGGTAACGGTCCTCGTTACCACTTCGGCCGGTGCCTGCACCGGCCAACTGAACAGTATTGCCCTCGTCGCCTAGGGCAGTAGCGTGGCCAGGGGTACCCGCCGCGGTCACCCGGTACCCCCGGTCCGTTCCGCGCCTTCACTCGATGCCGAATACCAGGCGCAGCTTGAAAAGATTGCCGCCGATGTGCATCGCGATATCACCCGTGCCGATATCGCGGAATTGCAAACCGCGGTGCATACGATGGCTGCTAGCTGGCAGCGCCGTCTGGAACGGGCTTCGCAACGGTTAGCGGAATGGTTCAGTATTAAGGCGAGTAACCGCTCGCAACAGGTGCTAAAGCGGGTGTTGAGGCAAGGTGGCTGGACCGTTCGGTTTCGCCCCACGCCGCTGGTACAAAGCGCGATCAACAGTATTGTTGCCGAGAATGTGGCACTGATAAAATCGATACCGCAAAAGTATTTGAGCGATGTGGCGGTTATCGTTCAGGAATCGGTTGAGGCAGGTCGCGATCTAAAGACTGTGAGCGATAAGCTTCAAGAGCGCTACGGGGTAACCCGGCGCCGCGCCGCATTGATCGCACGCGACCAGAACAACAAGGCGACCGCAATGATAAGCCGTATCCGCCAGCAAGAGCTAGGAATCAGCGAAGGTATCTGGGTGCACTCGCATGCCGGCAACGAACCGCGGCCGACGCATGTGCAAGCGGGTCGCGATAAGGTTCGGTTCAATCTGGCCGAAGGGTGGTTCGACCCGCACGAAGGCAAATACATCCTTCCAGGACAACTGATAAACTGTCGATGCACCTGGCGACCAATACTGCCTGGCACGGCGGAATAGCAAGGTGGCCGAACTCGAAGGCGGCGAAAAGCTCAAAGCCGCGCTTGCCGATATCGGCCGCAAGTTGAAGCGCGGCGGTACCCTTAAGGTCGGGTTTTTTGAAAATGCCCGTTATCCCGATGGGACAAGCGTTGCGATGGTTGCGGCAATTCAAGAATACGGGGCGCCGGCTGCGAGTATTCCGCCGCGCCCGTTTCTGCGCCCGGTGATAAAGGACCACGAGCACGAGTGGCCTGGTGTGATCCTTCAACAGTTGAAGGCGCAAGACGGTGATGTGATAAAGGCACTTTCGGCGCTCGGTGAAGTCATCGTACATGAAATACAGCAATCGATCATTGATGTTACCGCACCGCCGTTGAGCCCGATAACGATCATGCTGCGCAAGATGCGCAAGGATGACCCTGATTTGGTTGTAACTGGCGCTACCGTCGGCGAAGCCGCGGCGCGGGTGAAGGCCGGCAAATCGGTGGCCGGTGTCAGCACCAAACCGCTCATAGATACATCAGTCATGTACAAGGCTGTGGCTTACGAAGTCGAGGAAAAGTGATAAAGACCTACACGATAAGCGAGCATGAAGCGGCAAACCTGTCTATCGACAAGGGCACTATCATCGTTATTGATACGGATGAGGAGTTGCTCGATGTCTACACTGCGCTTGTGCTTGTTCGTGGGTTTGAGGTGGTTTCCGAAAAGCTTATCCCGCAACTTCGCGCCGCCTTGCTCAAGAAGAAGCAACCTGAAGTCATAAAACCTGATTAACCTCAACGCGATAGCCGGCTCGGTGGTTTCGGTTTTGAATCCATACGTGACCGCTACCTGGAAGCGCAGCACGGGCTCAACCCGCAATGCCGATGGGACCCGTACGCCCTCCTACGCAATCGCTCAAATTCAGGTTCAAGAACAGCCGCTCAGCGCGAACAACATACGCCAGCTAAACGGCATGAACATCACGAGTGTTACCCGAAAGGTCTATGCTAACACTTCCCTTCTGGGAGTGAACCGGGTGACAAACCAGGGCGGCGATTTGTTGCTGTTCACCGATCCGGTTACCGGTACCGTGCAAACCTGGCTGGTAACAATCGTGTTCGAGACATGGGACCAAGCCGGCCCGTGGTCGGCTGCCGGGTTAACCCTGCAAACGCCATCAGGCAACTAGGTGCCGGCGGTCTTCGATATCACCGCGACGCAGATGTTTACGGCGCTCGCGGCTTTCCTCGATAGCGTGCTCCCCGCCGGGGTCGAAAGCTATCAGACCCAGGTGAACCGGGTACCGGAACCGCTATCGCCGGATTTTGTCATGATGACGCCGATGCGGCAGGAACGGTTGTCCTGGAACCAGACGAGTTACGTCGACAACATTATCACCGGTTCGATAACCGGTACGGTGTTGACCGTAACGGCGGTAGGGCAAAGCCAAGGCGCCGGGCTGGTACCCGGTTTGGTGTTGACCGATGGTTCATTTCCAAACCTTGTCGCCGCCGGTACGACTATTACCGCGCAGCTTAGCGGGGCGCCCGGCGGGATCGGTACTTATACGGTTTCGGTATCGCAGACCCTAGCGTCGGAAACCTTGTTCGCCGGGCAACGGCAGGATTTGGTACCGACTAAATGGACCGTACAACTCGATGTGTACGGGCCGGGCAGCAACGAAAATGTCAAGATGATTGAAGGTCTGTTTTACTCCTCCGTTGCTACTGATTTCTTCACCGCCCTCGGGCTGCCGTTGCAAGTCCTAAGTACGGATGAGGCGCGACAAACCCCGCTGATATCCGGTGAAGAACAATACCAGCAGCGCTGGACCTTAAATGTAGACCTTCAATTCAACCCGACCATCGGCACACCGATCCAGTTCTTTGATGAAGCCGAAGTCGCAGTCGTAGAAGCCGCCTTGCAATACACCGGCCCTTGAATGAGGAGCTTTGAATGTCTGTTTTCGTAACGCCGGCTATTCCTGCGGCGCAGCTTGTCAATGTTGTTCCCTCGGTTCTATCGGCCGGCGGTAACGGGCTTGACCTTATCGGGCTTATTCTGACGCAGAATGATGCTATTCCGGTCGGTGAAGTTCTTCAGTTCGCTGATGCGACTGATGTAGGGGCAACCTTCGGTCCGACGAGCAACCTGGCCGGGTTAGCAACGGTTTATTTTAACGGGCCGAACAATGCGACCCGCCTGCCCGGGTCGCTGCTCATTGCCCGCTACCCGGAGCAGGCTACCGCCGGCTACTTGATGTCAGGCAGTCTGGCAAGCACTACGCTTGCGGCGCTTCAGGCAGTAAACAGCACCCTGAATTTGACTATCGATGGTACACCGGTTTCACATACGTTAAACCTGACGACCGCCACCAGCTTCTCGAACGCTGCATTGCTCATCGCTAGTGCATTTAGCATTAAAGGTGTGCAAAAGGCGACCGTTACCGCAGCGCTGTCCGGTACTACACTGACGGTTGATGCCGTTGTAAACGGCCCGGCGCAATGCGAGTTTACCGCTTCGCTTTCCGGTACGGTTATGACTGTTACCGCGGTGGCCGGCGGTTCGCTTGCGATAGGGCAAGTGGTGATCGGTACCGGTATCACCGCCGGTACGACGATCAGCTCGTTCGGTTCCGGCCTCGGCGGCACCGGCACCTACAACCTTTCTTCAGCGGCAACGACGGAAGCCGCCGAATCGATCGTCGCGTACAACCCGGTAGCAAACCTTCAGATCGGCGATGTTATCACCGGTACCGGGATCAGCGGCTTTACCTACATCAGCGCCCTCGGTACCGGTACCGGCGGGATCGGTACCTACACGGTTTCGGCGGCGATGACCACCGAATCCGATGAAACGGTTGCGGTGTTTGCCGCTGCGGTCACATACAACGCGGTGCAGCAAAAGTTTATCATCGCTTCCGGTACGACCGGGGTGAACAGCTCGGTTAGTTTCGGTACCGGGGCCGCGGCTACCCCGCTGTTGCTGACGCAGGCGCTCGGCGCGGTGCAATCCCCCGGCGCCGCCGCTGCGACGCCCGGGGCATTTATGCCGACAATCACGGCTATCACGCAAAACTGGGCCGAGTTCATGACCGACTGGGAGCCGGTCGAACCTGATAAGGAAGCCTTTGAGGACTGGGTTAACGGGACCCGAAATCGATATGCCTATATCATGTGGGACACGAATGTCCTGAATACCGGCGCAAACGGTCCTTCCGCCGCGGTTGGCCACCTTACGGCGACCCAATCTTCCGGCACCGTCCCGGTGTACCAGAACCCGGCTATCACCACCCTGGGTGGTGAAAAGGCCGCGTTTGTTATGGGCTTTATCGCCTCGCTTGATTTCAGCCGGTTCAACGGGCGCGCTACCGCGGCCTACAAGTGGCAGTCGGGTTTGGCGACCGATATTACCAACGGTACGCAGGCGATCAACCTGTGCGGCGACCCGGCTTCCGATTCGTTTGGGTACGGGGTCAACTTTGGCGGCGATTACACTACCGCGAACCAGGCGTTTTTCGGGTTGCAGCGCGGCGTAATCAGCGGCACGTTCAAATGGCTCGACAGCTACGTCAACCAGATATGGTTGTCGAATGCTTTGCAGGTTGCCATCATGAACGGGTTGTTTAACGTCAACTCACTGCCCTACAACCAGGATGGTTACAACCAGCTTGCATCGTGGTGCCTTGACCCGATTCAAGCGGCACTGAACTTTGGCGCTATTCGTGTCGGTGTGCCGTTATCGAATGCGCAGGCCGCGGCGGTGAACGCTGCCGCCGGGGTGCAGATTGACCAAATCCTCACGCAGCAAGGTTACTACCTCCAGGTGAAACCGGCGACTTCGCAAGCGCGGGTCGGCCGCACGTCACCGCCGGCTACGTTGTGGTACTGCGACGGCGGCTCAATCCAAAACGTGAACCTCGCGTCGATCCAAATCCAGTAAGGAGACCGCTTCAATGGCCTTCACCATTACTTCACTCAACGCGAGCTTCACGCTATCGGTTGATCTCCTTTATCCAAACGGGATCAACCTTTCCGAATTCGGCGTGGACGACGCGTTCACCACCGACCTTGTTGATGCAAATGAAACGCAGGTCGGCGTTGATGGTTTCGGGGTCGCCGGGCTTGTGCCGATGGCGCCCGGGATGACGATTCGGTTGCTGGCATCCAGCCTTTCGGTTCAGGTTTTCGAGAACTGGATCGGAGGACAGATACAGGCGCGCGATGTATTGTATGCCCGCGCGCTAATCACCCTACCATCGGTGGGTCGCAAGTATACGTGCTTTAAAGGTTCGTTGATGCGTGTCAGTACACTCGCCGATGCGCGCAAGGTGCTAGCGAACCGGGAATTCCATATCCAGTGGCTGCCGCAAGGATCGATCCCGGCGATAAGCCCCTCGCCGCTTTAGCCTAACCTTGCTGCCGGGGTTCATCGGCAGCGCTTTGTCTCAAAGGGTCCACCCACCCAATGCGTAAGACGAAGATACTCACGCTTCCCGGTGTACGGGACCCGGATACCCCGGGTATGCGTGACAACGGGAAGTCTTTTCTACTCACTGAGATGCCGGCGTTGCAGGCGGAAAAGTGGGCGAACCGCGTCTTCCTGGCAATCGCCCATTCCGGGCTCGATATCCCCCGCGAAATAGACCTTAACGGCGGCATGGCTGAGCTTCACCAATTCGCCGTGCTGGTAGCGCATATGCGGTTTCCGGACCTTGAAGCACTGATGGACGAATTGCTGACGTGCATTCGGTTTGTAGGCGACCCGCATCGTGCCGATATCAACCGGGCATTGATCTTTGATGGTGTCAATGATGATATCGAGGACTTCCCGACCCTCAACACCTTGCGGCAAGAGGTGTTGAACCTTCACCTAAATTTTTCGTTGGCCGCCAAGATCCTGACATTGATTGCGGTGGCTTCGACGATAACGGATTTCAGCCCCGAGCTTACCGAAACATCCCCCGCACCATCGCGGCGGTCATCACGGCGAAGTTCGCGTCGCTCGAAGAGCTGAATACGATATACGGTACGGAAGACCTTTATGATCTTCTTGAAATAGCCGCGGTGAACTCGGTCAACCAGTATCTGTCAACAAAGGTGGAAAACTCCTAGTGCCTACGATGATTGATGAACTGGTGATGCGTTTCAGCATCGATACCTCGAACCTCGATAAGGGGCAGAAAAAGGTATTAGACAACCTCCATAAACTTGAGGAAGGGGCAAAGAAATCATCGGGTAGCGTCAAGGCTACCGGCGCCGGTATCGTTTCGTTTTTTCGTTCCCTCGAGCACCCACTTGCATCGTTGCGCGGGCATTTCGAGAACCTTGTTCAAGTCAGTACGGAAAAACCAAAACGCCACCTTGCAGACCTTTCAAGCCAGGCGCGCCGTACCGGGCAGGGTGTCGCCGCCGGGGCGCTTGAAGGCGCCGCCGGGTTGCGGGTTCTCGGTATTGCCGGGCTTGCCGCTACTGTTGCTATTGCCGGTTTAAAAAAGGTGATGGACTCAACGCATGAAACCATGCGAGGGGTTTTCAACACCGGGGTCGGCGCTGCTACGGCCGGAATGAATATCCGCGATGTGACTGCTATTTCCCTCGCGTTGAATAAACTTAACGATGCATCGCAGGAAGACACCGTTAGGTGGCTTGGTGAAATTACGCAGATGCAAAACCGGGCGCGGCAGGGGTTAGGGCTCGATACGGCAAAGGCTACCGGGCTGTATATCGCGTCGCACGGCACCATCAATCCGATGGCTGATACTCCCCAGCAAATGCTCGAGAAGATCGCTGTTCACCTTCAATCGTTAAAAAACGATAGTGAGGCTATCACCGCGGGCGGCGCGGCGGGTTTGTCCGATAAGCAGTCTCTAGCCTTGCGCCATGCCGGTGCAAACCTGCCAAAGATCATCGCCGATATTTCGCATACCCTCACAGATGCGGATTTGAAAAAGGCTACTGATCTGGTTGAAGCACAGAATAAGATGAACCAGGCGTGGAGTAGGTTGTGGACTACTATAGCGGCGGATCTAACCCCGGCAGTTATCAAGCTGGATGAGCTTCTTACTCGCATCGCTGATGCGATAAACCTGCTCGTCGGCGGCAAGGGTACGTATAATGAGAAGATGCGCGCCTACGGGGCGATCCCGGGCACGGTCGAATGGTTCCGCGAAAAAATCCTGCCGTCATGGCTAGGCGGGCGCAGCCCTCCCGGCGGTGCGCCCGGGACTGCCGGAGGCGGTGCCGGGACTGCGCCCGCCCCGAGTTCCGCGCCGATAGGGCCGAAGACAAACCTCGACCCGCGTGGGATGGAACCGACGATCCGCGCTGCCGCTATCGCCGAAGGTTTGAACCCCGATGACGTAATGGCGGTTGCCCGCGCCGAAGGCCTCGGCGTCGCCGGATACGGCAACATGGACAGCGGTGCGATGTCCTACGGCGCCATGCAGATGCACATCGGCGGCCTGGCTACCGAGTACCAGAAAGCGACCGGCAAGGACCCGGCCGACCCGAAGAATGAGCAGGACCTTATTCGCTGGGGTATTCACTACGCCCGAGTACACGGCTGGGGTCCGTGGACCTCGGTTACCGGCGGCAAGGTTCGCACCCCACGCGTTACCGGCCCTTCAACCGCCGCCGCCGCACCAAGCGGCCCGACACCAAGCACCACAGACAAAGCCGCGGTACCCGGTATGGGCGGCCCGGTTATCATTCCGCCTGGTGCTTCCTCGGCTGAGGCTACGGCTATCGTGCAGCGCGGCGTA